AACGTCGCCCTTTGCTCTTCCAGAACCTTTTGCTGCGCCTGAGGGTTGTACGAATAGCTTTCGCTGAGACGCTGCAGCGTAGTTTGTCGCCCGGCTTCCCGGGTGGATACCCCCTCAGACTGAGCCTGCAGGCCCGCCCTGGCGGCTTTTTGCTGCTGCTCGAACTTCACGGCCTGATCGGCCAGCTGGTTGAGCTTTTGCTGGCTGGCAACCTTATCGCCCAGATCGGCCAGCTGCCGCTTGTACTCGAGCGTTTCTTCCTTGTGCGCCAGCAGGGATTTTTCCTGCGCCGTAAGCTGACGACGCCCCGCGGCCTCTTGCAGAACGGTGAACTGATTTTCAGTCTGCCAGAGATCCTGACGCTGTTTGCTTATGACGTCGTTCACGCTGGTATGCTGCTCAAGCGTTTTAAGCTGGGCCTGAAGGGTGAGAAGTTCGGCCTGCGCCTTTTCCTCGGCTTTATCCCCGGCGGGCGTTGAGTAGCTTTTGCCTTTCGGCGTTTTTGGATCCTTCCATTGCTTTTCAATCCCGGCGCGGGCAGCGGCAATGTCCTTTTCAGTCCACAGCGTGGCGACACCGTCTTTCGCATCCTGGCGGTTTTTCTCAATAAGCTGACTGAGCTTTTTCTCTGCTGAAGCCCGCTTTTCTGCCGCCGTCGCGCCGAACTCCACCAGCTGGTTAAACTGCTGCTGGTTGCGGATTGCCTGAGCCTGCTGGTCCGTCCGCATTTTTTCCCGCGCGGCTGCCAGCCCTTCCTGGGCGTATTGCTGATCGGCAAGATCGTAAGCCTGCTTTTTCAGCTCCACCTGCTGGCGCGCGATTCTCAGCCTTTCCGCATCCGCTTTCTGCAGAACGTTGTTACCGGCATAATCCGGGTCGACTTTAAGATTACTGGACAGCGCGCGGTACTCTTTCTCTGCTGCCTGCCATTCAGCAAAAGAGTCCTGGCGCTTCATCGCTGAGTCAGGATTACGCCCGACGCCCAGCATCGCATCCCACGCACCGGAGGCGGCATTCTTCACCCAGTTCCAGGCTTTTTCGAGGGATCCGAGATTATCCTCGACCGCACCGGCGCGCTGAATGACCGCGTCGGAATATGCCCGCATGGCCAGCTCGGCAGCCTTCTGAGAATCCCCCAGCGCCTGAGCAGAAGCTATCTGTTCATACTGGGTGGCTGTCAGAAAATGAAGGGAATCGTTGAGCGTCGCGACCGCGTTAACCGGATCATCCTTCAGGCGTTTAAACTGATTTATGGTTTCGTCAACGGCCTGCCCGGTAGCCTGCTGCAGCCTGGCGGCAACATTGCTGACCATGCTGACGTCATTACCGCTGAACGCGCCGCTGCCAACGACCTGCGCCAGCACGCCTGCAGCGGCATGCTGAGTGATGCCATTACCTGCCAGCGAGCGCGCCAGCGCCTGCAGCTGCCCTGACGTTTTCCCCGCGTAGTTCCCGGTCAGGATCAGCTGCCTGTTAAATTCCTCAGACTCTTTGCTGCCGTCGTACCAGGCCTTACCCAACCCGAATACCGCCGCGGCAATCCCTCCGACCATGCCGGCGATCCCAAGACCGCGCAGTGACAGAAGCTGGTCTATCCACCCTGCCCGGTTAGCCAGCGTGATCCCGGAGCCGCGCAGCGCGCCGAAGTTACCGCGCATGACCTCGCCGATCAGTATTCCCAGTTCCTGCCGGGCGGCGGCACTTTGCAGCCCCAGACCGTGCGTGGCGACTTTGGCAGCTTCGAGCTTGCGGATATAGACTTCAGCCGCATCGCTGGCACCTACCTGCGCCGCCTTCATGCGCAGTAGCTCGGTACCGGAGAGCTTTTGCTCTGCAACCTGTTGCTTCAGCTGGCTGAGGAATCGCGTGCGCGCTGCGGCCGATTTTTCCTCCACGATCTGCAGTTCTTTTTGACGGGCCGTGGTGCGGGAAATAAGGGCGAGATAATCCTGCTGGGTTATGTTGCCCTGTGCCCTCGCTGCGCGAAAGCGCGCCTGCACGTTCGCAAGCGACTGTGTTTCACCGTTGAGCTGGCGTACGCCGTCGATCTGGCGGAAAAATGATGCCGCAAGTTCATCCTGTCGACGGGCAAGCGCAGCGGCCTGCCCGTCATTCTCACGCATGCGCTGATTAAGCTCGGTCACGCGGCGGTGAGTTTCATCAACGGACCTGGAAACGTTCTGCCAGTCTTTGGTAAGCCCTTCCGTTGCGGCCGACTGGCGGGATTTCATATCTGCGGCAGCCGCCGCGCCAGCGTCGCCCACGGTTTTAAACGCAGCCGCCTGCCGCTCTGAAGCGCGCTGCATTCGCGTCTGGACTTTTTCAGAGTCCTCAGCCATCCCGGTTAGCTGGCCCTTTATGCGGGCAACCTGCTCACTAAACGTGGCGCTGTCGACGTCAAGGTTGATGACCAGATCGCTAATCTGCTGGGCCATATCGGATACCTCCTGTTATCCCCTCAGCTGCGGCCATCAGCGCATCATCATCCGGCTCGTCATCGCTGATGACGATACCGGAAGGAGAAAGCAGGCTGAAATGTGCGGGGGTAAGTTCCGGGTCGCGGAAGAAAAGAGTGGAGATGGAATAAAGCAGCTCTGAGAAATGCGCATCGAGCTGCGCGTCCTGAAAATAATGCTCCCGGTAGAACTGGTGCCAGTCGCCCAGCTCAGTGGAAGTCATTCCAGCCAGCATGGCGCGCCAGTCGGGTCGCCCGAACTCGCGCGCCAGATTCAGGACAAACTTCAGCTCGCTGGCAAGGGCTTTTCCGCCGCAACGGGTTCTGCGCTTTCGGCCTCCGCTGGGGCATCCGGATCGGCAGCTTTGTCATCCTCAACCGGAACGAGCATGCCGGAGAGCAGCTTTATTTCCATTTCTGCTTTACCGATCGCCTCCGGCGGCCAGCCGCTAAGCACCTGCTGGTAAAGCGTCTCCACATCCGTGCCAGCCGGATCGTTATGCCACAAAGACATCGCAATCAAACGCGCACCGCAGCGAATATTTGAGCCAATCAGCCTGGCCGTCATTTCCTGATCGCTGATGCCGTCGCTGTCAGCGCTGACGGCCTTTTCCTCTGCGGCCATAAACGTGATGTACTCAATACGCTGAAGCGCCGACAGCTCGAAGATGGTCAGTGATTCTTTTTGCCAGGTGAACTTCTCTTTTTTCAGAAACATGCGTCCTTCCTTACGCTGCAGTTACGGTAACTTTGCAGACCGCAACGAAATTACCGTCGCTGGTCATAACAATAACGTCAGCGGTGCCTGCCGCCACGCCGGTGACGGTGATCGCATTACCGCTAACGGTGACCGTTGCTTTTGCCCCGTCTGAGGTTGCCACGCGGAACGAGGTATCTGAGGCACTGGCAGGGTTAACCGTCACATTGAGCGTTGTGGTTGCGCCGACGGCCACGCTTGCCGTGGCTTTATCGAGCGTAACGCCTGTCACGGGGATATTCGGGGTCCCGCTTTCTTCTGCCAGTTCCGGCTTGCCGGTATTGGTAATTTTCGCTGTACGGGTAATGACCTCTTTTGCCGGAATGGCTTTACCCAGGCTGCTGCACCAGCCGCGGAAAACGTCGACGGTACCGTTCGGGTATTTGATTTTGTAATAGCGTACTGAGCCATCAATAAACCATGCGACAAGGTCTTTTTGCCCTTCTTCGCCCGGCTTCCAGGCGAGGGTGAACGAGGTATCGCCAGCAGATTTTGCCCCCTGGGCCGTCGCGTTCCAGTCGGCATCCTCGTCGTCGAGGTAAGTGTCGTCATACGATTCGGCGGTCATTTCGCCCGGCGTCAGCTCTTTAATTTTCGCCAGGCGGTTCCAGTCGATATCCGAGAGTGGGTTAGCGAAAGCGTTGCCCGTTCCGGTGTAAAGCCAGAGGGTGGTACCGGCACCTTTCACAGGGGCCAGCGGGTTTGGAGTAGGCATAAGTACCTCTTAAATTGAATAGGTGATTAAGTACGTGAAATCGACTGAACCCCAGGTGGCCATTTCATCATCCCGCTGATAGTCATAACCCTGCGGGGTGAACGTCTCGACCAGTTCGGTCAGACCTGGGATGAAGGCCATTGCCGGATACACTTTCTCTTCCATCCAGGAATCAAGCGCGCTGTCGGGGCTGGAGGCTTTAAGAAATACCTCGATGTGAACAACCGCCTGCCACGAATCTTCGTCAAGCGAATCGCCGGTGTACTCCGCGTCAGAAAGGTATACAGCCACGGCAGGGAGATCCTGCTCTTCAAGAAAAACAGGGCGCCCGTCAAACCAGGTGACCGTGTCGGTGATCTCGGCTTTCAGTTTTGCCAGAATGGCTGCACGAATTGCGCTGAGTCTGTTCATCGCTTCAGGTGAATCCTCAGTTGGTTTTTCAGGGCTGCGGAAAGTTCTTTGGGCATATCGCTTTCAATAAGGCGCTTTGAAATAGCGGTGAAGGCCACGGTGAGCGGTGTCTCAAGAGGAACTTTGACCACATCAATCGGATAACGGGCCTGACCTACGCGCCGCATGACCTGCCAGCGCCCGTTCGCAAGCTGTTGGATAAAAGCGTTACGAAAGGTATAGGGCCCGATTTTAAGGACGCTGCCCGCTCCGTTTCTGGCCCCTTTTTTACGCGAGAGCCTGACGCGCGCCGTGCCGAGCTTTATCGCAGGAAGATTACCGCGGTTGATTTTTATCGACGCGACCGGGCGATCGTGACGGGCCTTGCGCAGACGGGAACGCTGGCGGACCAGACGAACCGGAAGCCCCTTTTTCCGGTTATCATCAACTGTTGCTTCTTTCGCTACAGCTTTGCTCCCCTGGCTTATCGTTCTGCTGGCCACCCTGTTAAGTGCTTTTGCGGTTGCCTCAGGAACGATTAACCGGCTGAGGCTGTTCAGGTTCTGAATAGCCCTTTCCAGTCCTTTCACAGACATAGCGCCTCCTCATTCGAGATGGATGCGGGGTTTTCCGTTGAACATGTCATAGCGGGTAACGATCAGGTTCTTACCGTCGTAGTCGACGCTGTCGTTTCGGCGTGGCTGGTAAAGCTCAGAGAAAACCACCAGCGAAGTACCTGTTCCCGACAATGGCCCCATTTCCTCGAGCTGCTCGGCGGGAACAACGTCATAGCTGCTGCCATTGATGATCGCTGTCTTTCCCATCTTTTTTATGGTGGCCGCGTCCATGCGCGCCGCCATCCGGTCAAAGGGGTTAGGCATTGATCTTAACTTCAACAACGGTGGTGTTTGCCCCTGCATCTTCCCAGGCGATGCCCGCGGCAACGGCGTCCGTTTCTTCGATCGTGATTTTGCCGTCCTTCAGATACACCTGCGCCCCGGCAGTAACCGCATCTGCGGATACTTTTGGCAGGAGGAAAACACCCTCAGTAAAACCGTCCCCGGTATCGCCAGCCGGGATATCGGTAATTGCCACCGCGATAAGTTTTCCAACAACAACCGGGTCGCCGCTGTGAACATCGGTTGCACCACTGTTTACCAGAGGGATCGTTTTCCCGTCCTGCGCATAGTTCTTAGCCATAACTTCTCCATTCAGCCCCTTTCGGGGCCGGTTTCAGGTATAAAAAAAGCCCTTACGGGCGTCTGTTTGTCAGGACTGTTTTTTACTGACCAGAGGATTTGGTCATGCCGCGATAGTCCAGCGGCGCCACGCCAGCATCAATACGCACTTTCGTGGCGATACCATCAGTGGTGAAGCCTTCCTGCTGATCGATGTATGGCGTGTCGACGCCGTTGAGATAAGCGACCTCAATGGTGTCGGTGCCCTTCGCGGCAGCCAGATACCAGGCTTTCGCATCAGCTTCATCCAGGCGTGGTTCGGCAATGACTTCTGCAAAGTTCTGGATAGGGTTAACGATCCCGGCATTGATGTCTGCACCTTTAACACTGGCCGACTTGATGGTCTGATTTGCCAGAGTTTCCAGGGCGACGGGCACCAGCATGTAGGCCGGACGGATATTCAGGGTTCGCTCCCCCTCCTTCTGCAGACGCATCAGCTTGCGCGATTCGTCCAGGCTGGCCACAGAAATTGCACCCGAGCTCAGGTTCTTGTGATCGGCATGGAACAGCGCCTTTCCGTCTGAGAGTTTCGGGTTTTTGGTCAGAATGGCGTAAACCAGATCGCCAATCGTTGCTTTCGCCGCGCGCCCCATCTTCATCGGTACGTCGGTAAGCTGGTTCAGATCGTCGTTGATGATCGCCTGGCGAGTTACTGAGAAGATTTCACCATACGTGGCAAGCGCGATGGTTTCGCCTTTGTCACTGGTAGTGATGTACTTGTACTCAGCCCCTTCGCGAACCTGTCGCAGAGAAGGGAACCCACCCATACCGACACGATGCGCCGTTTTGAAGTCCGACAGCTGGCCTTTTTTGGTCCACTGCTCGAAGGTTTCCTGCGCCTCGTCCCAGCCCTGAATCAGCGCTTTGTTCGCAACATCAAGCAGAATGTTGCCAAAGTCAGAGGTGCTGTGGGTCAGCGCCAGGCCAACCATCTGCATCGGGTTGTAGCTGGCCACGCCGATACCTTTTTCTGTCAGGGCCATACGCGCATACTCGCGCAGCGTCATACCGTTATAAACGTTATCCCGCTCCTGACCTTCGAACCCGGCACGCGCCATCAGTGCCTGGCGAATACCATCCGCGACGAAGTTACCGTTGCCCGCATGAATATGCGGCTGAGTGGTTTTATTGGACGGCGTGGCCGTTTTACCGAGTTCTGCCAGCAGCAAATCTTTCGCCTTATCGACGGAGCAATCAGGGTCGGCCACACACTGATTCTGCAGTTCCATGTGCTTATTACCGAACATGGCAAAGAGATCGCCGATAGCGTTAACACGGGTTTTCTGCTCAGCCAACACCTGCGCGCGGATCGCATTTTCATCCGGTGCCGGGTCTGTTTTTGCCTGCGGTGCCTGAGGCTGGGTAATAACCGGGTCACGCTGGGTAGTGTTGCGCGGCGGGGTGATCATGTTGCGAATGCTTTTTGGCATTTTTTCAAATTCCTCAATACGTTTTGAATGAATACAGGCCATAGCCTGAAGGGATGGTGTCACCTGGTCGGCAAAACCCAGTTCAAGGCACTCGCTGCCGTTCATCCAGGTTTCGTCCTCCAGCATTGCCGCAATTTCTTCGGTGGATTTTCCGGTTTTCTGTGCATAAGCCGGGATAAGAACGGATTCAACCTTGTCGAGAAGATCCGCATAGTCGCGCATATCGCTCGCGTCACCACCAGCAAACCCCCAGGGCTTATGGATCATCATCATCGTGTTTTCAGGCATGATGACCGGATTGCCTACCATCGCAATCACCGAGGCCATGGAGGCCGCCAGACCGTCGATATGTACGGTAATCGCCGCGCCGTGGTGCTTCAGCGCGTTATAAATAGCAATTCCGTCGAAGACATCACCACCGGGCGAGTTGATATAAAGGTTGATGTGGGTGACGTCCCCAAGTGCTCGGAGATCATTGACGAACTGTTTCGCCGTTACGCCCCAGTACCCGATTTCGTCATAAATAAAAATGTCGGCCTCACTGTTATTGCTGGCCTGCATGCGGAACCACGAATTACTTTTTGCGCTGGCTTTCGGACGGTGGCGCGCCCGGTTCTTTGGCTTCGGCACTGGTGCCTCCTTTATCATTGGCGGGGTCGGTGTCAAACACCAGGCCCTGTTCACGGTTCTCGTCAACCTCCGCTTTACGGCGTGACTTAACATCATCCGGGTTGCGACCGCTGGCACGTATCCAGTCGGATTCAGTAGCAGCACCGCCGCGGATCTGCGTTTTCCAGGCATTCGCTTCTTTAACGGGATCAATCCACGGCATAACGGGCCCCGAATAAACCGCGTTATAAAGCGAGTCCATATCAATGCCTCTCGGAAGCTTGATTTCTCCGGCAGCAATAGCCATCTTGAGCCAGGCTCGGTACATGGGCCGGGTCACTGAACCGATGAACCAGTCCTGAAGAATCAGATAGCCGTCGGTTGACTCGACAAGCTCCTGCCGCTGGGCACTGTACGTTCCGTTGTAGTTTCTGGATGTGCTGGAAAAGCTGAGGCGACTGCCGGCGGACACGGCACGCAGCTGTCCGTTACGAAAAGATTCGAGGTTAGGGTTCGGGCGATCGGATTTAATCATCCCGATTTCTTCCCCGGCCTGCAGTTCGTCATAGAGCATACCGGGCTGAATCATCAGCTCGCGGTCATCGCTGCTTGAATCAGAATCGAAGCTCTGTCCGTCGCCTTTTTTGATATACATGCCGAGTGCGGCAGCAATTCTGGCAGCGGTAAGCTCCGAGTCCTCGTACTCTTTCAGCGCGCTCAGACGCATCAGAACACCTGACAAAAGAGACGTTCCGCGGGTCTGGTGCAGGCGTCGTGTGAATTTGAGATGAAGCATGTTTTCTGCATCTATCTCTTTGGTATCGAACTGACGCCCGGATACTGGCAGGCTTTTATAGACCTGATATTTTTTCGGGCGCCCCCAGTTATCGACAAAAACGCCCTGATTGAGCTGGGTGGCGGCATCGCTGTTCATCGGCACGAAGTCCGGCTCCAGCGCTTCCAGCCAGAACGGCACGCCAGCAACCGGCTGAAGACCATTTCCGGTACCGCGAACCAGCTGAGCAAATACCTCACCGTCCCGGAGCCACGTTCGCAGCATCAGCCGCTCCAGCATGGGGCGGGTAAACTGGGTTGTAACATCGGGTCTTACGGACCATTCGCCCCACTTTCTGCGGATATCAGTGGCCAGCTTTTTAGCTATCTTCCCGTTAGTCAGCATCGGATGCGGTTCAACTATGATGCCCTTCGCACCCACCACCCTTTCTTCCAGCTTGTCGAAAACGCCAATCACCAGATCGTGGTTGTTGTCCAGCCAGCGCGCCTGCTGCCTCAGTGAAACCGCCCCCATCTGGCTGAGCTGATCGGCTGAACGATTTTCCTTCTGGGCTTTGTGGGTACGCGTTTGCTTTACCGCCTCATACGCCTTAATAACTGCGCGGGCACGCAGGCGTGAGGCTTTCCAGCCTGGTGAAAACAGGCCAATCGCATCATCTAAAAAACTCATCCAAACCTCGCCAGCCTGTAGCCGGGTCGCCCGCGGCGTTTGTTATTGAGCGTAGCCAGTCGTCGCTCCCATTCCTGACGGCCTTTTCTGATTTCCGACAGGTTTTCGAGCGTCATCTGCTGCCCGTTGAAAGTGATTGATTTCCCCTCCAGAACAGACAGCTCGGCTGCAGCGTAGCGGTCGATCATGTTTTGAATATCTGCTGGATTCACACCCAACCTCCTGACGAAGACCACGGATTAGCCTGCTCGGTTACGGGCTTCTCACGTTTTGGTTTTGATTTAGATTTCGGCGCAGGCGGCGGGGATGGCATTTCGCCAGTTTCCGTCTGCGTGTCCTCGATCCACGTTTCCCGCCGTGCCCACTCAGGAGCTGACGGCCATTTGATTTTTTCGTAACCACTAAGGATGGCGAGCGCGTCGGCATAAACGAGCAGGTCAAATGCTTCGTTTGCGCCCCGGCCGGGCTTACTCCATTTCCCTTCATTCGAGCGTTCCTCATACGTCAGTTCGTCATAGAACCAGCTGCCCAGCCAGGCGGGGAAATGCACATAGCCAGGGCCGGGTGAATCACGCCACAGCGCATTATTCACCCGGTCTTTAAGGGCATCGGTCTGGAGAAGATAAAGAGGCACATCACCCGTCGCCTGTGCGCGGCGCGTTGATCTGCCCGTGTTGTCGGGAAACGTTCGCTGGATAAGTTTGCTGCGCCTGACGCTGTCCCCCTTGAAGAGATAGATACGCTTACCCAGCCCCTCACGGCGACATCTGCGCCAGAATTTGTAGGCATTATCCGTCACGCCATCTTCACCCCCTGAGTCCACGGCCATCGACATCAGCCGCATGCCCTTTGACGGGTCAGCTGCGAGTGGCCACGTTTTATCAAAGACGTCGGTGAGTAAAAGATCCCAGTCCTCCGGATAGCTCGCCGGATCCACCTGAATGCTTTCCCCGTTGCCGTCGCAGCGCAGCGAATGCCGGATGTTGTAACGGTCAACTATCCAGCGCTCACCCATACTTCCATAACCCGTAATCTGCACAACAAAGCGCCGGTTGCGCCCGGCCTGCACGTCCACGGTCGCAGTGAGAAATTGCACGCCATCGGGTACCGAACGTTTTGGGACTTCTTCGGCACGCTGCTCGAGCAATTCACTTTTACGCTGCTCCATGCTTGCCCGCGGCAAATAGGGCCTGCCGAAATCGGTGTTGATCACCGTCTTCAGGGTTTCTTCGCTGCGCGTGGATTCATATTCCTGCTCGGCGGTCAGGAACTTATAAATAAGCTGCGCCCAGGTCTGGTAAGCAGCTGCCGGACCTTCCATCCAGAAGGAGGCAATACGGGAACGACGGCCATCACCGCTAACCTGGCCTTTACTGTCGATGGTTTGCCCGTCCCGGAGCCAGACACATTTCATGTTAAGCGCACGCTTCATGTCCGGTGTGATCCTGCCTTTACAGGCCGGGCACTGTAGAAAAGCCGCTTCGCTGGCAAGCACAGGATCGCTGCTGTCGCGGTACCCGGTCATATTGTCCATTTCCGGCTGGAAATATTCGCCGCAATGCGGGCATGGCCAGTAAAGACGACGGCGGTCACCACGGTTATAGAGCGATAAAATTCCGGTGGTCGGAGGGGCTTCATGGGGCGTGGAACGCCGCCATTTTGTGTCTCTGATATCCCTCCCGGGCGAGCTTTCAACCAGCGTCATCCCGGAGGACATGAATGTCGTGGTACGCTTCGATGCCAGTGAAAAAGCATCTCCCTCCCCGTCGATATCTTCCGGAAAGCGGTCATAATCCGTCAGCGCCACACTCTTATAGTCCGAGGACGACATGATATTGACGGATGGCCAGCCCAGCTTCAGATAGTTACCGGCGCGGAATGTACGGTCGTAGACGTTGTTATCGTTACGTCTTGGGCTTAGCCGGGTTTTAACTTCAGGGCTACAGCGAAAAGTACGGTCTAGGCGTTTTTTGGAATGCTCGCGCGCTTTTTCCTCAGATACCTGAATCACAAGCATATCTGCCGGATCGCAGACAATGTTATAAACAATCCAGCCGTCAATCAGCCCGATGGTTTTACCCGTTCGCGCCGGGCCCACAAACACCACCGCATCGTATTCGCGCGATGCCAGGCAGTTCATCGGCTCAATCACATAGGGTGCCAGATCCGGATCCCACGGAACTGAGTTTCCCGCCCCCATTGGCACGCGCATATAAGTACTGACCGCATCGGCCACCGGCATACGACGCGGGGCTCGTAAAATACCGGAAACATCGCGGCGGATGTCTCTGGCGGATGCCCGCTTTGCCATCAGTCCTCCTCAGGTTCTTCCTCCTCTTTTTCAGCGTCCTGCACCCTCTCCGCCATCTGGTCGCGCAGATCATCAATAACGCTTTGCACACGAACTACCGCAGCAGGCGTTAAAGCACAGTCGCGCTCGAGCACATCCGGGAGGGTTTCAAGTACCATGACGACGGCTTTCGCCATCAATGAGAATTCTCGCGCCACTTCATCTGCGGGTATTAACTGCCCCGTATCCTGTTCGAACTTCAGCCTCTCATTCTCTGCTTTCCAGTGGGACAGCCTGTCAGAGGGGGGCATATCATCGATGTTGGCCGAAACGGTAGGGATCATCAGTTCGGTCAGAATGTCGGTCACCAGATAGAGCTTTAACTTGCTGTTGCTGCCTGGAGCAGGTTCAACATTTTTCAGTCTCGCGGCAACCGTCTGACGGTGTACGCCGGTTATCCCTGCCAGCTGGTTGATATTGAGTTTTAAAGTGGCAATTTCCTGGTCCATGATGGTGAACACTTTTTGAACGATTCGACATCTTGCGAAAATGGCCTCTAATTAAATCAAAGACCTGCGCACATGATGATGATGACCCTGGATCCGAAAAACTAGCCGTTTCCCGCGAGCGCGCCGCCCCGTGGTAGGCAACCCCGCCGGGAGGACCCAAAAGAAATAGGGTTCTAATAAATATCCTAACGAGAACAGATAATAATAAAATTATTATTTCGCTTTCAAAACTTTTCGTGACTCCTTGATGAGTTCATTAAATAAATTATTCGCATTTTCGTATAACAACTCTTCTGCTTCGTAATATTCCATGCCCTTATAGTTAACATCGTCGTTTATTTTCAACTCCTCCTTCAAATAATCCCGGAGGAGTTGAGTAGCTTTTGGAGTTAATAAAAGCAAACCTGATTGGCTATATTTTTTTATTAACTTACCTGACTGGACGTTTCCTGCATCCATTTCTTTCTGTTGTTCAGCATTGAGCTTAACGAAATCGGGAGAATGATCTGGCCCGTAATGTTGCACTTCCCTTAACTCACAATAGTACGAAAAAGAATTTTTTAAATGGTAAACTGCATCAGTAAGCTCAATGAATGCTGCTGCTCTTTTTTCCCACCATTTTTCACTGTAAAAACGACGCAAAGCAAAGAGAGTTGCAACCCACGCGCCAAAAGCTCCAGAAACAAGACCTATTATTAATTGAAAGAAGAAATTCATATCACCCCCTGTTTGGACGTTCAGTCTGCACGAATGTCCCAAGAAAGTGAACTTTTATACCCTAACGCGGATTATCTAGAGATTATCCCTTGGTGGGGATAATCAACGTTGCCTGATTTCTTCAATATTTCTAATGCCTGCTAAGTTGTTGTTACCCTTTTCGATAACGGCCAGCAACGGCTTAATCCAGAGCACAGCCTGGCAGTACGTTATTGAGCGGGCGGTAGTGGTACTATCATCGGCTGCGTCAGTTCCGTCGGTATCGGCGTGCATTGCGCTGGAACGTAAACGGTACGCGTATTCGAGCAGCCCACCAGCAATGTCAGCAGGAACAGGCATATCACAGGTTTTTTCACGGCGGAGAATCTCCCGATATTCGATTAAGGTTTCTTCGGTCCTGGTATCAATCAGGGAGTTAAGCCTGTTGGCATGTTCTGAAATCTGATTGAATCGATTGAAGTTGAATGCCTGGGTGGCGATCACCTGCCCCTGCATAGAGTTGTCACTTCGCAGAACGTCGTTATCGCTCTGAAGGCTACTGGCGTCTGAGCAGCTCTTAACGAGAGCGACCGAAAGGACGGCAACAACAACAACGCCTAAAAGACCCGGATTAATTTTCATTGGTCTAACCCCCAGCACGCCAGTGCGCTTTCCTGGTCCCGTCGCTCAACCTGACCATAGCAGCCATTCTTCTGGCCTTTGGTTAGACGGCAATCACGGCCACCGTCTTTAATCCACCAGCGGATTGCCTCGCATGCACCGATGCGGTCACCTGCGTTGATGCGCTTATAGAAGGTCGATGGGAAGCATTTACCGGGGCCGATGTTATACGGGCAGAAGGATGCGATACCCACCTTCTGCGGCTCTGTCAGAGGCACTTTGATATTGCGATCAACCCAGGCTAATGCCTTATCGCGTTCAATAGCGTTAACCCTCCGGCATTGTTCCTCAGTGGCTGTCATGCCCTTAACAACACGCCTGCCATCGATAACGGTCACGCCGTGGCATAAAGACCAGACCCCACCCGGATCAACAACGGCCACCAGCGCATTGCCTTCTTTCTCGCTGATGAATTGGTCGAAAATGAGTGGAGCAGATGCCCCTGACGCGATTAGCGCCAGCACTGCTGCGCTGAGCTTTGCTTTGTTCGACATCATTCACCCCGCGCAGCTTTGCGGCGATCCGCTTTGATTTGGAAGTACAGACTCGTTAACCACGTCAGCAAACCAAACATGAGGCTACCGAGCACACCAATGGCCGCCCATTGAGATGGGGAGACTTTATCGAGGAGCTGCAGCAACCAGTATCCGGTCCCCCCTCCCGATGCGCCGTATGCAATACCCGTCGTGATTTTTTCCATTCGATACATGCTCTCACCTCGCTACGTTGCGGGTGTCCAGTTGAGGTAATAAAAAGGGCCGCGATAGCGACCCAAGCTTTTATTCTCCTGCCAGCTGCCTTACCTCACTTACCGTCTGGTTGAAACGTTCCTCTTCCAGTTCTACGCCGATAGCCTGGCGGCCCAGTTCAATGGCTGCTTTAACAGTTGATCCCGAGCCCATAAAGAAATCAGCTACCACATCGCCGGGCCTGCTGCTGGCGTTGATGATTTGCCGCAACATATCAGCGGGCTTTTCGCACGGGTGTTTGCCTGGATAGAACTGGACGGGTTTATGTGTCCAGACGTCTGTATAGGGCACGGCTACTGTCACAGAGAAATGCCGCCGAAGAGATTTGTACTCTTCCAGCAGATCAAGGTATTTCCGGTTCAACGAATGCCATGTGGCCACCAGCTGGTGATGCGGTGCTTTGAGTTCAGAGGCGCGGTGCTTCTCAATGGCGATCTGAGTGAACAATTTCTGCAGCTTTTCGTAATCTTGCTCGTTCGGTAGTTGCCACTGACTGACACCGAACCAGTGAGACACCATATTTTTCTTTCCGGTGGCGTCAGCTATTTGCCTGGACGTGACCCCCAGATCGGCTCTTGCATCCCGAAAGTAGGTGATTAACGGAGCCATGACGTGCTGTTTGACCTCGTTCCTTTTCTCAGCAAACCCGTCGCTTTTCGGCCTATATGGCCCCTGATAATGCTCAGCGAAAAGGATGCGTTCCGTCGCGGGGAAGTATGAGCGCAGGCTTTCTTTATTACACCCATTCCAGCGCCCTGATGGCTTCGCCCAGACAATGTGGTTCATGACGTTGAAGCGTTCACGCATCATGATCTCAATATCGGATGCAAGTCGGTGACCTGAAAACAAATAAAGGCTGCCGGCAGGCTTAAGCACTCGCCAGAACTGGGCAAGACACATATCAAGCCAGCGAAGATAGTCGGCGTCACCGTTCCACTGATTATCCCAGCCGTTCGGCTTCACCTTAAAGTAAGGCGGATCCGTAACAATAAGGTCAATGGTGTTATCTGGGAGGGTAGCGAGGTATTGCAGGCAATCAGCGTTGACAAGCTCAACACTGTTTATATTTACAGTATTTTTCATAGATCCGTAAGCGTAACTCTGATAGGCTCACTATGCTTTTGCGCTAAAGCAGTGGGCCTTGATTAGCTTGTGACCTGTAAGCATGAGCTGATGGCTGGTTGGGTGCGACAACACCCACCAGCCGCCCATTTCCACAATGGGGTACTCCATTATAGGAGCGCGTAATCAGTTTCCGATAGTATCTACCAGGCTGGTGATTTCTTTACGTCTTCTTTCAATGTATTTGAAACATTGTCGACTACATTTCCCTTGCGAATATCCTAAATCATAACCAGAACCGTCTCCCCCTTTAATTGCAATATCTGTAGTTTCATTAAGTTGATCAAAAAATTCTTTATCTTCTTGGTCATTCAAGTCTAAATAGGAATCAAGAAGCATTTTGCTTTCTATCATTAAATGAGTTTTACTAATAATAATATTATTTAACTCTATTTTTTGCTTAATGCTTTCATCATCATTTTTATCCTTAAGTCTCTGGAAGCTGACTTTACTCTGATATACCTCTACATGATATTTCATAAAGCCCACAAAAGCCGTTCTAACTTCTTTGCATACATCTTTTTTTAGTTCTATTTCAGTAGCAAGTCTGGTGTTTAACTTTAAAGCCATTAACTGCTGCTCAATGCCTAAAGAAAATTGCTCGCTTTGATATCTAACATTACGTTTAAACTGAAAATATGAAAAAAGTAGTGCAAGGAAAGAAATTAATGCTGGAATTATTGCAATCGCAAATTTACTGAGTGAGTCCCACAATCCGACATCATTACTCACTTTAACTGTAACTACGTGATCGAGAGGCTTCAACACCTCTAGAAGGCTCAATAAGTCCATGATGATTTCCATTAAAAAGAAATACATCATAACAAAAAACCCCGCCTGAGCGAGGTTGGATGTAACTATGACAAAATATCAAATTAGCTTCAAATATGGCTCATTTTGTTGCATTTTGCAAGCCCAATTGAGGGAGTTAGTGAAAGTTACCTCACATTTCCGCCACTTTCAGTTCTTGATACTCTTCGTACCGTGACAAAATTTCGCTTAGTGCCTGGCTGTCCATTTCAGCAAAAGACGCTTTGAAAGCCGCCCAGTGGCCTGAATACACTCTGAGCCAGGTGGAACGCTCAACGCTGACCATGCGCGCCAGAGCTGCACCAGCATACTCCTGATAGGTATCGTTATTACGCGAGGCAGCAACTTCTTGCGCCGCCAGCCAGACAAGCCCTACCAGTTTTTTAGTGACACGGTCCTGGATTTTTTTGCCGCTATGCTGACGCTGAAACTCTTCCCATACGTGCTGGCACATTAACCTCTGGTACCGGAAAGCAAGGTCATGCCCATAGCAGTACCGCACCCATGCCTGCAAATGCTCCCCCAGACCATTGACCGATCGACGCCATGCTGAACAAGCGAACTCCGTATCCTTAATAGGCGGTAAAGGTCGGCGACGGCTCCTTGTCTCAATAACATAAAGCGGAGTGGCCAGAGTTTTTACCACCTTTGATCCACAACCTTCCCCACCCTCCATGACGATTTCAGGATGGTGCCGAGGGTATTTATTCTTATCTGCTGGTGGATGCTCACTGAACGCCTGCAGCTGTCCTTTTGTCGATCCTGATAAATCCGCCAGCGCGCGGCGCAGTTCAATCCGCGTATATTCCAGTTCTTGTAAATTCATTATGCTCAGCGCTCCATACAATTACGCTTTTGTTATTACGCCGATCGCCATTGCTCGATTCATAAACCGGAATAGCAGCTCCAGCTGGGTACCGTGTTTTTTCTCGAACGCTGTAACATCAGCATGTAATTTGTCGTGACACTCTCTGCACAGAGGGATCACAAACAAATCGTGGGCTTTAGTGGCGGTGCCGCCCATGCCGTGACCAATGACATGGTGTGGATCATCCGCTGGCCGCCGGCAACCTTCACAGGGCTGGGTTTTAACCCACCGGGTATAGTCCTCATTCACCCACCTGCGGTGTTTTGGGCGCAACATGAATGATTCAGGGGATTCAGGATCCGCATGCAGAGCCAGAACCTTTGGCTGTTCATAGGCTACTTCCTGATTTGCTCCATACTTCAATTTCGCAGCCGTGACCGCAGGGGTGACCTTCTTCTGCAAAATGCTTTTTGCCGGGGGCATCGGCACAATGTCACTTTCTCGATATACGGATAAAAACGGCTCATCCGGTAATCGAAGCGCAAGCTGGGCCATCCTTGCCGTGATTGCATCAGCAATGCCTGAATAAACGGCCCACCAGCACAATTCACCGAGGGATAATTCACGCTCGTTGTTATAGCCAAGCGATGACAGGATGGAACTGATCAGCCAGTTAATGAGATTACGCCGGGCCAGTTCTGCCAGCGCCGCGGTGGTTTGATCGCGCAGCTGGTTATCGCAATGCCAACAGAGCAATATTGATCCAGGGGGGTGTCGCATCGTTACCATCTCATGATGGTGATAATCAGTGTGCGGGTACTGGCATTCCTTCACGTTTCGCTCTAACCAGGATTCCAACGCGTTCAAACCTCCTGCTGCACGGATAACTCTCTCGTCGGTGAAGAATCCCTCGAGGGACTTATCTTCTGCCAGCGGCTGCCTGGCATCAGGGACGAGCCCCGACGGAAGTCCAGCCATGCTTTTTGGCTGAGGCTCCACCAGCACACGCCCCTGTTGAAACAGAGACATCAGTTCGCTACCCGGCTTTAACACCACAAGCCCCAGGCGTGGAACAGTCTCGGCTGTAAACAGTCCTCTCACGCGGCATGCCCCTTAGCGATGTGTGCCGTCCACAGGCCACCGATCCACTCGATGCCTTTGGGTGTAAAACGTGCCTGGCTAAAGGCGTAGTTAGTTTCGCTCGAAGTGCCAGTTTTAACTTCGAACCGCCCGGCTGCAATGTGCTGGTGCCGCGGTGTCAACACTCCGCCGAGCCGGTACATAATGTCGCTCTCAATGAGGAACAAGCGGAAATCGGTCTCTTTGGCCTGCAACAGCTTTGCCACCTGGCGGAAAGACATTGAGCCTTTGGCAGTACAATACCGATCGACAAACTCAATTTTTGGCGCGGCAGCGGCTAACTGCTGGCTGAGTTGTTCTTTCTGCTCGGCCAGATCCGCGGCGAGACGTAATGCCTCCGGCAATGTTTGCGGGACACTTACGGCCTGGCTGTTCTCCAGCTCTTGCCAGCGATCGACAACAGCGGCGGTAAATTCTGGCGACAGCCTGGCGACGATCACCAGAGAATCACGTTTGTTGAACCAATACTCCTCGTAGGTTTGCCCGTTTTGCGGGTGTGTGTAGGGGGTGTGCGCCAACGGCGCGGTTAAAATACCAGCAGATGCAAGGCGCTCAGCTGAGCGCTTCACATCACCATGTTTGCTCTGCACCAGCCTGGCAATTTCACGGCTGGACATTGTCACAACACCCTTTGCGGTTAACTGATTCATGCTATTTCTCCATATCAGGCGGCTGCACCCGCCTTTTGATTTGCACATAATTCAGGAAGATTTGC